AATCTTCTGGCAAATCATAAAGCACTCTTTGTTGATCGATAGTATAAGGCGCAGGTATTCCAACCGGATTCCTTAGCTGATCAATTAAAACATCTTCAGTAAAGTATATAAGAGATTGCTCTTCACCTGTAGCGCTTTGCATACCGATCAATCCAGGATTGGTCAGTTTTTGCAAGTAAGAAATCCTTACTCTATCGCCAGCAGTTCTTGAAGTTTGATCTTCTCTTTTAAGTACACCAGACTTCATCATCTGGCCGAGTAATTGTGTATCTGTTTGAAAGTCGTATAACGCTCTTTCCGCCCACAGTTTTACCGTGGAGTTCGAGCTACTAGGGAATGACGTTGTCATTGAAAACCTCGTAAGCAATTAATAAAAAATCTGATTAAATTTCTTGTTATTTACGTTACGAGGTCGTTTACGGAGATTTCCTTAGCTCCAACCTTTTATAGAGTTGCTTATCTCTGTCGGCATACGTTGCCCTAGTATAACTAGAATAGTAAATACCACCCTAACCTATTGATTTATAATGTCAACTAGAATGGTCGTGAGTACAATAGGGATGATTTTTTTGTTTATAAATCGGTTGCTATCCTGGTATAAGATGGTATAATACCACTTATTATTAGAGGTAACACATGGCACATTCATTAAGTCTACCGGATGATCTATATGAAAAGATTAAAGAAGAAGCTAGCACTGCATGCCGCTCAATCCCTATGCAAATTAAATACGCTATGAAAGTACTGCAAGCATATAAAATGTCAGAAGCTAATGATTGGTTAGATATGCCCAATGCTTTAATGATTATAGAACGCTCTGAAATGGCGAAGAAAAATGAAAATTTAATATTAGTAGAGGATATAGATGCTTTTTTTTCTGAAGTTAGCAAAGAAGGAAATAAACCATTGGGAAAAAGTAGATCCCAAAAAAGCGAAAAAGATTCGCGAATTGGTACGCAGTATTAAACTTAATCCTCGAGAAGGCATCGGAAAACCTGAACATCTTAAACACCATGAGATTGAGACTTGGTCAAGACGCATAGACCAAGAACATAGGCTAGTTTATGAAATATACGAAGATAAAATAATTATCCTATCCGCTAGAGATCATTATAAGTAAATATTAACATCAACTAGAATATCCAGCCGCTCTTTTATTCTTCGCCATCAACGAATCCCACTTTTCTTGAACGAATCTTCCTTTTTCATCAAGCGATGCTTTAAAGTCGGTTGGAGGCGAGCCAAGGCTACCGTTAGTATTAAGATTTTGAATAGTAGCAGTACGTTCTTTGTTCCTATTAATATTATCGATATTTACGGATGGCTTGCCGGAATCATTGGCCGTAGAGTTGTTTTGATAGCCATAGGTTTTAGCCATATTGTAAAGAGTTTCAGCAGCATTTTTGCGGTTAGAAATACAACCTACTATTATTCCTCGTAGTTTTTGATCTACATAATTCTTAGCTTGGATCGGGTCAGGAATAAAACTTTCAGTAACATTCATCTCAACGCTTCTGACATGTTCTATAGCGCTACGCAAATCAGGGTGTTCTTTGGTAAAGTCTTGCTCTTGCTCAAGAGCAAGACTCATGTACAGGGATTCCCTTGCACGCTCACTACTTTCTTTAGACACGGTTTCTAATTTTCTTTCAAGCTCTTGGATTTTTTTATTAGCATAGTTATATGTATCTACATCTAATGGTTCAAATTCAGGCTCAGCAGAAACAGCTTTAGCATTTTGCTGCTCTTGCATTTTATTGAGCATTTCCCATTGGCTTTCTACCCTTATTCTATTTTCTCTTTCTATTTGTAACTGTTCTTCAGCAACCTTTCGCTTTGCTGACTCTTCATTGAATCTTGATTTAGGGATTAAATGGCTTTTTTCCTGTGTTTCAGCAATAGGCTCTTCTTGAGGTGCAGCAACTTCATCAGTAGCAACAAATTGCTCTGCATGGGTCTCTGGTGATGACTGAGGCACATCTTCAGTGATAGGAACACTTTCTATAGCTGCAACATCAGCGGGTCTGTTATCGCCTCCTTCTCTAGAAGATGGAAAAGGAACTTTTTGCGCCTCTGCTAATGCAGCCTGAAAGGCTTCTGGAGATTTAAATATTTCTTGGTTAGTTGTGGTCATAAGTCCTCTTATAAACGTTGATTGAAAATTGTATTAATACGCTTGTCGATTTGATCTGCCGTCATCTGATGAATTCTAGCAACTTCACCTGCTGCCCTTGATTCGGTCAAATTAATATCAGCAATTGCTTTAGGTTCGGCAAAGCGCATATTTTGCTCCTTCTCCATAGCTTCTACGGTCATTTTATAGGCAGAAGCTTTTTTCATTTCAGTTTCGCCAATTAGTAAATTGATAGAGACAGGATCAGGTTCTGGGGGGGGTGCGGGTTTCATTAATTCTTTAAGTTTGTCGGTAATCTCTTTATCAAATGGTAGATACTCTAATATTATAGGAGTAATATCCTTATTAGGCATTTGCGCTTGAAGTTCGATTAATTTAATGAAGTTATCATTCTTTTCATCAGGGGAAACAGGCATTTCATCAATAATAATGTCGTATTCTTCAGCTATATTATTCTCTAATAAATAGACATCTTGACCATTATATTCCCCTATTACATCAGACACTAATGTGCCCTCGGAATTCTCGAGTAATACGCGTACACAATCTATATCTAGCTTGCCTTGTTCTTTCATATAAGAACGCCGCGCATCGAAATAAGTACTTAATGTAGTTAAACCTTGTCGGATTTGCTGCCTATAAAAACCTGAATTCATCTCTTTGGATTGCATCATACCCATAAGTTCAGGAGTAACACCACAAACCGCCATTATTTGACCATCGGCATATTGAATCATTTCTAATATACCCTGCGGTATAGGTGGTGCTATTTTAGGTAGTACCTTACCATTTTGTAATGCTCCGGGTTCGAAAATAGTAACGAATCTCGCTTTGCTGTATGTATCTAAGAAAGCTTGGATATCATTTACTGCATCTTTTTCTATATTCACACCTCCCTTAGGAATACTTGCCAGAAAGCCCATATGATCAGATATGGTTTGATTAAGTATTCTTTGAGGGATCTTGCAACCTCTCATTAGGCCATAATATGATTGAGTTATTTCTGAAAATTCACCGGTCATAAACTTTACCGAAAAACCCTCTTGAGAAAAGTTCTCGGCTTTGCTTATTAGTTTATTGCCCGTAATGACTGCACGAAAGTATTTATAACGCTCTTGTTTAGTATACTTAACTTTAATGCCATAGAATTCCATTGCTTCCCTAAAACCCCTAAAGTCTCCGGATTCTGTAATACTAAATAACTGATCACGTTTTGGGTCAAAATTAAACTTTTCTCCGTAATAATCTGCTTGATCAACTAACATAGTAATAAAGGCCTGGGTAGCATCCCAACTTTGAATACCTTTTTCTTTCGCTAGATCAAGGGCTAACTTGGGGTTCTTACTTAATTCTACAAAAGGGTTTTCCACCCTATGAAATGATACTTTTTTACGCCATTGGTGCTCGTAAATAACACCCAATTGTTTAATTGCTAATACGGAATTGAAAAACTGCAATATACGCGCATCTAATGCAAATGAGTAGTTATCCGCGAAGACTTCATCGCCATATTCTGCCTTTAACGCCTCTCTATCGACTATTTTAAGTACCGTTACATGATTAGCATCGAGTATATTCTTTTCCCTAGCGCTACAATCCCAGAAAACGAATGCAGGAAACAAACGCTTTTTACGACAAACACCATTATAAGGTGGTCTAGAATAATCAAAGAAGGTATCGGTGCACCCAATGCCACAAATAGCCATATCTTTAAAGGCTAGAGTGGTTTGTAGGTCGGCATCGGTTTGCTGGTCTATGTACTTAACCATATTACCAACAATATCAGTAAAACTATTCTGTTTTTCGGTATTGAGCCTAGGAACGTATTTTTTATCTAGCCTATTTTGTATTTCAAAACCGACAATAGCGTCAAGTACAGGCTTTGCCCTATTAACTACTAATGTAGGCATTCCATTGGCTAATTGGCGGTTCGTATCGGCAACAGTCCATTGACTGCCATCATACATATTATAGTTTTCTGTAACTTCGGATTGTCTCCAGTCTTCTTGTACTAATAGACTTTCATTGATTCCCTTTTCCATTTGACGAATAATATCTTCATCCGTTATATCGAGACCAGGAATTGTCTTTTGATTTTCTAACATCAAATAAATTGCATATAATTCAATACGTTAGATTGTATATTGAATTGATACAAGTATCAAATATTAATCATTTTCTCCCCGATATATCTCTATGGGAGGGATTTTATTGCGCTAAAAAATTTAAT